AGCAGGATAATTGTAAATATTAATTTGGTCATCGGCATTAGAAGTAAATTGTATCCACAAATAATTTCCAAGCGAGGAGTCTTTTGCAGAAAACATAGTAAAATAATTGTTGCCTAATGTAGAACGTTTAACCCAAGCACTCCAAGTCCAAGTCCGTTGGTCACTAGCACTGCCGGGTGTGCGAGTTAAAGATGCAGAATCATTATCATTAAAACGTAGAGACTGGTCAAGGGTGTGGCTGTAAAACCCACTTAACGCACCCCCCGGCGCACCAACACCGCCTAGTCCTGCGTGATTGCCTTTAATTATGCTCATTAAGTTAACGCACCTGATACTGATACTGCTATGGTATTAGAAGTGCCGCTATCAACACTGCAGTAATAAGCAAGGTGATACGTTCCAGCCGTTGTCAATGCTGTTAGGGCAGTAGCGTTAATAGCTATATCGGCATGTGCAGAAACAGTATGACCACCACTATTAATTAAAAATATATTGCCCGACTGTCCTGCGTCACCGTTAGTAAATGTCAGGGTAAAGTTACCTGATGGTGTGCATTTAAAATCATTGCCAACAGACAAATCAAAGCTACCATCGTTGTCAGTAGTCACATGACCTACAGCCCTGCCACTAACGCCTACATCATTACCAAATGTAACATCTCCTGTAAATGTGCCGCCAGCGATAGGAACAGCATCACCAAGACCAAAAGTTCCAAATACGGTAACTTCTAATATGTCATTAGCTGACAATGCAGGACTTAAACCTGCAATTGTATTAGATGTACTAGTATTATAATCTGTACCCGATACAAGTAAAATACCGTTCAGATGTACAGTTACGACATTGCTAGTGGTAAATGCCAATGACTTACTGTTATCATCTGAACCAGTTTTACTTGTCTCGCCCCCCGTTGCCGTATATACAAATTTTGTAATAACGGCAAAGTTGGGGTCACGACCTATATACGCCATTAAGTTATCTCCATGATACTTAGAGTAGAGTCAGCACTATTTGCAGTATTGGAAGTTACGCTAATAGTATGCCCAGCTTCCATTATTACTTTATTACCTGCCATAAACTCTAAAGATGCTCCTGCAAGAATGGGTACGTCCTTTACCAAAAAGACTGTAGATGCAGCACTTAACTTAATATCTACTGTAATTTGGCTTGCCGCAATATTTGCAATGGTCAGGCCAATAATTACAGTCGTTGTAGACGTAGGTGCAGTGTATATATTCATCAGCGCATTGGCTGCTGTGCCAGACCCGTCAAACGTCTTTACTTTAAAAGTATTAGCCATGACCTGCTCCTTACGCTACATCATCAAGCAATGCTGCTACAATACAATTTACTGTGCTTGTAGAAGAAATTGCATGTATATCTGCAACAGTTGTGTTAGGAAGATTACCGTACCAAGAATGTCCGGCTTTAATCTTAATAGCATCACCTGCACTTGTAGAAGCAGTCCCTGCATCAAGAACTATGTAGACATCATTACTAGCGTCTGTGTTCTTAATAAACAAGAAGTTTACTTTATCTGCTGTTGCTACAGCAGTTGGTGCAGTGTCATCGTCTACAGCCGTATAGTCTGTAAAGTAACCTGCAATTAAATCTGTGCTTGAATTAGAAACACTGGTTAGCTTATAATACCACTTGTCATTTGCATCTGCAGGTGCTATTGTCATGCTACCAGAAATAGTTTTGGCAATCTCATCAGGCAATACCGTTGCCTGTACGGTTACTGAGGCATCGTCTGCCATGATATATACTCCTATGTTATATCTAGTATACTATAATTATATCACAACTATAGTAATTTGTCAAGCCCTATTTAACTAGCCAAGGGCTATGGCTAAAGCTGTAGCATCCGCAGATGCAACTGCTGCACTTACTGCACCAATATCTGAGAGAACTTCTGAGGTAGAACGACTCTCTAATCCACTTGCAGTAAATCTAGCGTACTCATCATCAGCTACAGAAGTGCTATCAATCTTAACTGCATTAGTATTTGATATGCCGAATGTTAAAGAAGCCTGTGCGCCAATATCCGAAAGAACCTCAGATGCAGAACGGCCTTCAATAGTTGTTCCATCAATACGAAGAAAGTCATCGTCTGATGCGCCACTTGTAAAGGTAGCCACGTTTCCGCTAGAAATACCACTACTTGGTACATCAGACGTTAAAGCAACTGTACCTGTAGAAGTTGGTAAGGTTACTGTTACGTCACCCGTAGTAGCGGGACCTATTAATGTAACTTTATTAGTTCCACTATCACTGTCTTCAAAGAACTCTAAGAAACCTGCACTAGTAGCACCGTTCTTTAATTGTATACCTGCGTTAGCTATAGGTGTAGTTAGAGTTTTATTTGTAAGAGTATCCGTGGTTGCTTTACCAACGAGTGTGTCTGTTGCGGCTGGTAAAGTTAGTGTAACATCTCCTGAGTAAGTAGAGTGGGCAGAAGATTGCAGCGCAGTATAGTGTGCGTTAGAAGATTCACAGTAAAACTTTATGTTTGAAACAGAGCCGCCGTTCTTTAAATCAATAACGCCACTCTCTATGCCGACATTACCGTCTAGTAAAACCTGTCCAGTACCTTTTGGTGTTAGCTTTAGACTGACATTAGTATCGTCACCCGTAGCTGCTATTTCAGGAGCATTGCCTGTAGCAGCGTTAGTTACATCAATTTGATTGACTGCAGAACCTGTTGTCTGAAATATAATTTGTTCATTGCCACTTTCGTCAGCAATAAAGTGAGCATCATCAATAAGTATATTTTGACTATTTGTATCTAAATTTCCACCAAGTTGTGGAGATGTATCCGCTACAACATCTGTTAGACCACCTGCTGCTGACACTAAGTTTGTTACAGGAACTTTCCTAAGAGCAGTAGCAGAGTTGTCGTAGAATAAAAGTAAATCGTTAGATGTATCAATGGTAGTTTCTTGCGTCTGCCCTGTAATAACATTAGCATTAAGCATAGAGCCTTCTACTGCTGCACTTGCAATAGTGACTGCACCTGTACCTGCCATTGTAACATCGCCAGAGATAGCCACAGGATTATAGTTTGTGCCATCGCCAACAAGCATGTGACCTGCTGTATTAGTGTTCATAGTGATGTCATCGCCTGTAACAGTCAAGTCACCAGTTACAACAACATCTCCGCTAAAGGTAGCTTTACCTGCAAGAGCCATATCAATATCAAGAGCAGTAATCCCAGAAGAACCATCTGTACCCTTGATAGCAAAGTTTTTATCTGCAGTGCTTACTGTAAGTTCTACGTCAGATGAATTATTAGCAATATCAAGTATAGACGTGCCATCATCTTTAAATATTACATTTGCACCACCAGCATCCAGAATAATGTCAGCGGTAGCGTCTAATGTAATATCTGCGCCACTATCAATTTCAGCTATTACAGGAGTTGTGAGAGTTTTGTTTGTGAGAGTTTTGGTAGTTTGAGAAAGGTAGGTATCAAAAGTATCTACAGTTGTCTGGCGCATTGTACCGCCGTCGTTAGTAACAATACCGTCACCACCTGCTACGGCTGTTGTTCCAGCAGATGTACCACCGTCTACTAAATTTAATTCTGCAGTTGTAGAAGTTACACCATCTAGTATATTTAATTCAGCAGCAGTGGATGTGACATTAGTACCACCAATATCTAACGTAGTCATAGATACTTCGCCAGCTACAGTAAGTATTCCAGAAGCTAGTGTAAGTAAATCAGTGTCACCTGTGTGTCCTATGGTTGACCCGTTGATAGCAATGTTATCTACAACTAGATTAGTTATAACACTATTTGCACCAATAGTTACACCATCAATAGTACCACCGTTAATGTCAACAGTGTCTGCTACAAGTGCATCTGTAGTTACTGTGCCATCAAAAAAAGCATCTTTAAATTCTAAAGACGCTGTACCTAAATCAATATCATTATCAGTGACAGGTACAATAGCACCATCTTGAAAACGAAGTTGTTCTACTGACGAGCCAGCACCACCTGCATCAACAAATAGTCCTACACGATTATTGGTATTGTCAACAACAACTTTATTTAATGGCGTGGCTACACCGGGGTCCCCAATCAAACCAATAACTGGACCTTCTGCTGTTGTACCATCATGCTTGTGTCCGGTTGTGTTTACAAAAGACGCTAGTAACTGATTAAACTCATCGTTACTATCGGCTGCTTGAATAACATCTCCGTCAGCAAACGTAGATTGTCTGGTGTAACCTGCCATAAATTATCTCCTTGCGTCAGGTTGAAATTCTAATTGAAATCCTTTTAAAGAGTAAGGTGCGGATGTACCCCTGTCATTTACTCTAAGTGCTATTGAAAATCCACTGCCTTCAATTGGTTGTCTTATGATGGGATTAATCTGTCCACCGTAAGTTGCTGTGCCATATAGAGATGAACCATATACAGCAACAACAGAAGTGTTTAAAAATGGATACGCTGCTGGTCTTGGCGCAGTTCCTGTTTCATAATCATATCTAACAAACAAGTCAGCATTGACAACAGCTTCAGGTGCATAGTTTATTATTACTCTTTGAAATCTTTTCCTGATACCAGCATCGCCCATGACTAAATCAGGAGAGCGATACTTACCAGTTACAGTATTTCCATCAAAGTTATTACCCTGCTCTTGTCGGTAGACGTAACCATCAAAGTCACCGTGTAATACTATGCTGTCTCCTGATACAACTACACTATCTGTGCTGTTTGCTCGTATTCCTTTTAAGTCTGCAAACTCGTAGTTTTGATTTCTCTTAACACATATAACACCTTTTGTATTATCTCTTGCTATTGATGCATTTGAAAAGAAAAGTCTATACTGCGTCTTGTCTGGTATAACTACGCTGTTAAATTCATCTACGTTTGAAACACCATCAAACCTTTGTTGTATCACACGGCTAATTGTACCTAGCTCAACATCTCCAATTTTTTCTGAAGCAGCTACTGTGCGTAATCCATCCTTACCTAAGAATATTAAATCACCTGCAAATTCTTGTATTGTAAATCCGTTGATACACCCTATCTCTCTGGTTACAGGTTGCAGAACAAAATCAGATATAGTGTTCCCTACTAGTTTAAAAATTCTTTCTTCGCAAAATATGTATAGCTCATTACGATAAGGATATAAAGCCGTAATAGTATCGTCTACCTGTATACTTCCTGCGCCATTGGCTGGTGAAAAATCATCATCTGTATACGGAGAAGTAAATATAACTTCCTGTGGACTTGCAGACATACCAGCAAAAAATAAAGCGTTCTTAAAGCCTGTTACAAACTTAGGGTTTGCGGGAGAGTTTGCTGCAGTTAGGTCCGTTACTGTACTATTATCATACTTTGAAGCTGGGTTAGACCCATCAGCCCACACTATAAAGTCTGTTCCCCCTAGATTGTATCTAAAAAAGGTATACCTTCCTGCATCAGTTCTGCCTGTATCTATCTGCGTCCAGCTACCAGTCGATGCTCCTTTATGTACTTTACCACCTCTTGCGGCAATAACATTGCCCTTAAAGTAAGCAGACATTAAAACAGCTTCTGCTGAACTGGCATCTTGCGGAACTATATTAGAGTTCCATTTAGCGTAGCCAGATACTCTACGGTAGCCACCTGTAATAGCAGGTTCAAAGTTTTCTAGTTCAGTCGCTGTGCCGGGTTGTTGTGCAAAGGGTGTTTGGTTTAGTATTAAACCCCCTTCACAAGCAAACATGTATGGGTTAAGGCCGGAAGTATCTGCCATATTGACCTCTAAAATCCAGCTACGTTAATACCATATCTACCGGAATGTGGGAGATAAGTTGACCTCACATAGTCTGTCCTGTTCAATAGGATTGATTGCATATGCTTAATACCATCTTCAAATCTAGCAAAGTTAATTCCGTAGTGCTGTGCCTCGCCTCTGTACTGATAAGCATGTGCAGTAGCTCCATCTGCAACAATCTGTCTAAATTGTTCAGGTACAGTAGGGATATCCGTTGCAGCAGTCAGTGCTGTAGGACGAGAGTAATATTCATACTTTAGTGCGTATGCTTTGTCTGGGTAAGGGTATAAGCCGTAGTTATTATCGGGCGTTCTAAATACAAAAGATGGAACGCCACCGACATCTGCTGTTGTTTCTTGACTAACATATTTATCTATATATTCTTTATAATCTAATACACGCAACGTAACAGCATCAACACCAAGTGTGTTATCTTTGCTTATACGAAAGGTTTCGTAATCTACGTGCTGTGTTCCTGTTGGAATAGTATAACGAGTTTGTGCCGCTACAAGTGTTTCTGTTTGTGTAGCATGGCTAAAAGGCCAACCAAACTCTCTTTGATTAATATAATTAATGGCATCGTTTACTGCGTTTTGACATTGTATTTGAAATCCTCTAGCCGAAGTAAAACTAGCTGCTGTTAAAGCTGGTTCATTCATACGGGCAAGAACTTCGTTTGTCAAACTTAGATAATCATATGCCATGTTAAATCCTTTAATGAAAGTGAAGAGGCAAGTTGCCCTGCCCCTTCATTTATTTAGTTAGATTTGGTCACGGGAAACTTCAGCAGCTTCCATTTCACCAAGTGAGCTTACATCCATCATTACGGCGAAAACACGAATTTCACCTGCACTAAAAGATGCGCCACCACCCGCAAGAGTAAGGTCCAGAGTATCCGCAGAACCAATAACAAGGTCAGCAGAGACAGTTACGCTAGGCGCATAAGCACCATCAGCAGCACCGTCAATGTCAAACGCTGTTACGTATTCATCGGCATCTGCACCCGTGCCAAGGGCAGCGGTTGCGTCAGTACCAGTATTCTGAGTTGCACTGGAAGTTACCTGAAAACCAGCAGCAAGAATCTTGGTGTTCGCAGGGACAGTGATACACTGTACTACGTCACCGTTTGGATTAATGCTGTTA